CAGAGCATCCCCAACCATGAAATCTAACTTGAGGATGATGATCTCTGACGTATCGGAATACTTCGACAAACCATCGAAGTAGATTCTTTGCGTCTCGAACTCCAACGGATCCGCCAAGTCCAAAGAAATCAATACTTGAATCAAATGCAATGTATTTGCTAATTAATGTCGGCGAGGCTGGATAATGAATTGTTGGAATTATGTCAAGACCTTTGTTGCGCAAGTATTTAAAGTTTTCAAATGAACCATCTGCATCGCCAATAACATCAAGCGATGCCATCCAGCAAACATGATTTTTAACAACATGACACCACTCTGCGTATTCATCAATGTCAATAACTGCGCCAATGCTTGCGACAGAGTATGCCCCGGAATCTGCAACAAATCGATACCCGAGTTTTGATAATGCAATTACTTCTTCTGGCTCTGACACCGTATGAAATGAGAGAAGCGCATTGAATCGTTTAGGTATTGTCAGCGTTGTATCTGCAAGAAGAATTGCTTGCCGGGCTGAGGAAGAACTCATGTGACCTGATCGAGCAATCGATTCAATTTTTCATCATCGCTGAGGCTTGGATCAATGAATGCTGATTTCCAACGATTCAATGTTGCTCGAGTTACTTTAAGAAGAAGCGAGTATTCATCAGGGACATCTTGAGTGTTGCCTATTTCATTCGCCAATGCATCAAGATCGGGTGGAGTTAATTGATGCAAAAGATCAGTCACGTCTTGCTCGATGTATCCTGTGCCAGTCAAATCAATGTCGCTAATCATTGCAAGCAATAATTCAGGATCGTATGTTCCTAATTGCGAAGTTCGATTGGCCGCTAAAGAATACGCTTTTGCAGTCGCTTCATCCATGTCAACAAAGATAACTTCTAATGAATCCCAACCAAGTTGTTTGGCGGCATCAAGTTGATGATTACCATCAATGACGATTCCAACCTCATCGCCTGTTCTTCGAGCAACGATTGGTTTGACTTGCCCAAAGCGAGAATAGGATTCTGCAATCGCATCAACATCTCCCATTCGAGGATTGCCTGCTAAATGAGCAAGATTATTTAACGGAACTCTAACTGGCTTCATGCCTCCCCTTTCATTCTTACATCTTTACTTCTAGCACAGAAAATGGTCTGCGAACAAGGGTGCAATGCGCTTCTGATGCTTTAAGCGCAGTTAGAACGCTTGCTTTGTCAATGTGGTCAGCATACAAGGAGCCAAATGCGACTGATGCGCCGGATCCTATTGCGTTGTATGCGCCGTCTGCATCGCCTCTTGATTCGATGACCGATAAATCATCTTGGATTTCAAACAGTTTGCCTTTTTCAATAACAAGAAGCGACCATTCTGTTTCGGTTGTTTTGAATTGCTTAATAAATAATTCAATTTTTGGATTTTGCATTCTTTCAAATTGATCAAATGCTTGAGATCCTGCCTTCCATGATCCAGCAAAGCCAACTAACAGACCGCCAATGTTCTTAATTTTCGGCGTATTGCTGATCGTATACAGATTTTCATCATCAACAGAAATTGAATCACAACCCATGTATGCGCCGCTTTGAGTCACAAGCCCAACAACGCATGTCATTTTTTAAAAAATAGTGAAATTACCATGATCAATGATGCGAGTGCAGAAGCATCCATCAGGATAACGCCGAACCACATCAAGGCATGCATCAGAGAGTCGCCATTGCATACAACAAAGCAATCATCCAAACAACAGTCAATGCTTCAAGTAAATACTTCATCATTCACCCTTCATCCTAAAGACTCGATGGCCTTTCTTTGGTTTCATAAACTTAGCAAAGATTTCTGGATGCTCAAGTTTAAATGCTTTTTGATCAAATGATTCTGAATCTTTTGTTGACTTGTAGGTAAATAATGCATTCCCTTGATACTCCATAGTGTCTCCTTCGCCGATAGCAATTTCAAGCCGGGCTCGCAATTCTTTAAGTCGAGCCTCACCTTGAGCGACCTCATCTTTGACTTTGGTGTAGATCGTGTATGTCTCAAGAATGAAATCATCTGCCTGAACGATGACACCTTCTTTGCTCTCGGGATACATTTTGCCAATCGTCTCAAGAGTGCTTGTATGTCCGTCAGGATCGGGCTCGATGCCGGTCTTTACGAGATCCCAAAACAACGTCTCTCGCTTTATGCAATCAAATCGTTCTTCTGCTGAATACTCTCGATCTCTGACGATCAATCCTTCGCCAGCAACTAAGGCGGCAAAAGTCACATTTTCAATGCCGGTGACGCATGAATAGTGAAGACCTTGCAGTTCATAATTTCTTGGTATGAAATTATCTTCCCAGCCCCTTGCATTCCCTCGACCAACAATGCCGGTCGTCTTAATTTCAAGAATTGAATCAATTTCGACTTTGCTTGGATCAAAGGTCAGATCTTTAGTGACTCGACCTTTTGGGTATTCAAATGAAGATTTGACAATCAAGAAATCAAGATTTGCCAGCATGAATGAATGCGCTTTGCTTCTAAGCATTACTGGCCATTCAACAACAGCGACATCGTATTCTTTAGCAAACTTTTCAGCGACGACTCGCTCAAGCAGATTGCCCCATTCCATTGCTTCATTCGTTTCATTAATTCGCTCTACTCGCCCTGATTTCTCAGCCCACAATGAAAACTGCGATGCGTATGCTGATGATCCGAAAATTGCGCCAGCATCGCTTCCGCCAATGCCAGTTGATCTCAAATCAAGCCATTCATCATGAGTCAATTCATCTACATTTGCTATTACGTCACACAACATAACTATCTCCCTTGATTCGTTTCATTTAAAGATGCTTCTACAATTTGATTCATTCTTTTTGCATCTCGAAAGAGCGCAAGCGCAATCGCTGAATACACAGCCATGTCAATTAATGAATCTTCAACACCCTCGTTAATTAGAGTGGATCCTCTTGCCGCCGATTGCAATCGCCGCATTTTGTCGTTTGCTCGAATTAATGCGCCGATCCATCCTTCAACGCCGAAATCTTCTGATGCTCGAACATTTGCAAATGCATCTTCTTTGCGTCCATAGTCAGATCGTTTTCGATCATGCAAGATTTTCATTTCTTCTAATACGTTTTCAAACTCATTCATTTGGTATCTCCCTACCATCCATGTCCGCAATCATTTTGATCGGGCACATAATTTCCTAAACCATTCAATCGTTGAATCTTAATTGCTATGAAAACCTGTTCTGCTGGCGTTGCTGAATACTCTGCGCCGAAGATCCAACCACCATAAGCCATCCAATTTATTTCAAGGATCCCTAATCCTCCTGAATAAATTGATCCTCTTGTATGCCAGTTGCTTCCAGTTTCGCATTGAGCGACTTTTGCCCATTGTTCCATTACTGCTGGCGCAATAATCGGTTCTGGCGGCACATACCTAATTGATTTGCTTTGCGGGACTTTATTAATTCGTGCAACATTTTTTGTATTTGCTTGCGCTGGCATTGTCATAGCAATGGTCAATGCAATGATCAGAATGATAAGCGGTTTCTTCAACGATCTCCGATGCTTGAGGTTTCCGCTTGCGAAAGTCTTTGAATGCGAGTCTCGGTTGCGCTGTCTTGATTGATGCTTTTAATCGTAAAAACTCCTGCAAGTACAGGTTCTTGTTGCATTAATAATCGAGCGTAGTATGCCCGATGATTATTGCTCAACTTAAAACCCGAAACATCAGTCGTTTGCTCAAACCATTGCCATCTCATTTGCTCATACAACATTGCAATTCCGATTTTCTTATGACCTCTCGCAACGAGGATCATGGCAAGCCTTTTGAGTTCTTCATACACTTTTGGATTTGCTCGATGAAAAGCCTCAAACTTTTCTTTAAGAGATGCATTCTTGTCAACATCTGCTTCAATAAAATCCCACAGCGTTGTCATGATTCCAACTCTGCAATCTGCTTCGCATAACGCTTGGCGGCCGAAGCAGTTTCAAATTGTTGAAACTCGCTAAGCGATTGAATCATGCCTTCTTGATCAATAAATCGAACTGTGTATTTTCGAGGTATCTCTGGCGCAAGAATCGGATCAAATTGTTCTGAAGAAATAAAGATGGATCCATGCTTGCCAAATACTGATCGCAAAGTTCTTGAGTTAAAAAATCTGCGCTCAAATTGACCAAAGAAAGTTCCGCCTGCTTCTTCATTATGAAAACGAATGTCTCTCATAGTTTGATAATGACGCTTCATTAGATGCTCCATTTCACTAAGACGTATGTGTTTGCTGGCTTTTTGTTTTTAGTCAAGTAAATCATTTTGCCATTTGATTTGATTATCTTCTTCGTGACCAGATTGTTGACCGCATCTCGAATGATTGCAATCGGGACTCGACTGCCGATTGCTTTTTTTAAATCTGAGCAAGTCATTGAGACTGGATACAAATTGCCTCTTGAATCCTTCTTCCGTTGATCAAGAACTTGAACGATCATCTTTTCGCAAAACTCGACATTCATCATGCACCTGCCTTTGAACCGATCTGGCAACCGATGTGACGAGGCGCAATGTCAAGCGACAACTTGCCGTCTGCCTCGAAGTAATAGTCGGGCATTATGTATCCGCATGTGTAATCAAAATGATCATCATCCTGACATCCCATGCACCATTGATCTGAGTGCGCCTTGAAACTCAAGATGTTGCGCTTTGATGTTCCTTGAATCATCTCTGAATGCAATGAGCAAATCAATGCCCACTTGCCGCCATCTTCAATTTCAGATCCGAACATCTCAACTAATTCAATCTGCTTGCTTGATGCCTTCATCTTTCCTGCTCCTTCTTGAAGTTACTTTGCTTCGCTTCAATACTTCTATCTTAATGGCGTTTCGTCAGCCAATGCAAGCATTTGTCAAACACCACTAATCCCTTGGTGTTTAGGATCTCAAATCTCTATCGTCCAATGATTTTCTCGATTTCCAGCCAATCAGAAGGTCGCCACACATAAACCTCTGATCCGATGCTTCTCAACTGATGAATGATTTCATTTTGTGCTGGAGACGTTTTGCCTTTTTCTCTTTTCAATTCAACAAAGATCAATTTTCTTTTCTTTACATGCCACATAGTCAAATCGGGATAACCAGCCAATGATGCTCTGCGAGAATCTGGTACTGAATAAATTGTCCAGCCATTCAAGCGAGCGTAGTGACAAACTTGATCTTGAAAATCTTTTTCTAATTGCAATGATTTAAGTTGCTCCCCTGAGAACAAACTAAAGTCCTTCGCCATAATCAGATAAAGTCATGACTCCAAATCGCCAAACTTCTCTCGCTCTTTTGGCGGCCAGCATTTCTGCATCGCCAGCCCATGCATGAACAACATAACCATGTTCTAAAGCCCATGCAGGATTATCTGTTATGTAACGATGACACATTCGACAAAGAGCCAAACAATTTTCAACATCAACTATTGATCCGCCTCGGGCTCTTGTTTTGATTTCATGAACATCAGTCGCATGATACGAGCAAAGAGGTTCGATGTTTGCTTCACATCGTGAAGATCGCTCAAAGACATCTAGGCGAGTTTGCGCTCGATCTTGGATCATTGATTTGCGTTTTTTTGATACCGGATTAATTTTGCTTCGTTTCATAAAGTATCTGGCATCTCTGTCTCTGGCCATTTGTCATGCCGTTCAAAGATTGTAACTGCCGTTGTCATGCATCGCTTACAGAAGTGAGGATGCGCTCCCCAGAAAGTTTCAAATCTTCTCATGTTCCAAACACCGCAACCATCGCAAGTCCCCGGTAGCAAAGTTCTTAATTCATCAAAGAAATCTTCAATGCGCATCAGCATTGATTCTTCTGGCATCGGAATTATTGTTAGTTCATTTGTAATTCTTCTGATGTAAATGCTCATGTCAATAGATTGAAGATCAATTAAGAGCAAGAGGAGATCCGGCAGAGGCGCATCTGTCGAATCTTGCTGTTTGAGTTGGATCACTCAACTACTGTATCGAATCCTGTTTCGAATCAGGAGTGAAGATGCCATTCCTCAGAGTTGCTCTCAGCAATCTGCTTCGCTCTGCATTGCTCAAGACATGCCCATACAATCTGATTTCTTCATCTCGAACACTTTGATCTTGGATTTGCATTGATTCAAATGATTGTTCTTTAGGATTAGGGCGTCTCTCTGACATCTCTGATGAATCTCTCTGATGCCTCTGAGACACGATTTGATACGTCTGATTCCGCCTCTGAGGGATCTCTGTGATGCTCCTGCCACTTTTGAAATCGCTCGGCAGAATGAAGCGGAAAACGTTGGCTCGGTGCTGGCTAGATGATCGCTCAAGGACAATGATCTGAGCCTTCTTCAAATAAATCAAAGATCTTTGAACTGAGACTCTACTGAGACCAGTCTTCTTCATCAGCAATGCTTGACTTGGTCTTGCTTCTGATCCATCATCGTGCGCATGATCAGCGAGAGCGATTGCAACCAATTTGACGGTTGGTGGCAAATCAAGCGACCAGATGTAATTCATAACATAAATGCTCATGCTCAATCTTCCTCAAAGAATCGGATCCTCGATTCTAAGCGTTGAATCCGAACCCCTGCGGCAAGGCGCATCTCCCGACGCTCCTTTGCAGTTGTTCCTCCCCAATAACCATAATTCTCGAAATCGAGAGCATGGTTCAAACATTCTAATTTGACAGAGCATGATTCGCACATTTGAATAATCCGCTCAGGTATCGCTATTCGCTCTCCTTCTTCGTGAGCATAGAAATGTCGCTTGTCTTCATTTTTACATGAAGCATCATGCCGCCAATCTTCTTGCACCTATTTCTTCGAACGTCTTGTCGCTCGGTTTAAAGATGTGATTTTCTGATCGGCTTGCTCTGCAATCATGTCTTCAATAATTGCATACGCTTCTAGTAAAGCGACCTGAACAAGTTCTTGCTTGCTCAGATCTCCTACTGTTGTCGCTAGTGATCCGCCATAAAGATTTGTTGCTTCTTCTTCTGTTATCTCTGCATCACCTCTCCTGATGGTAAGTGCTGACAAGATTGCTTCAACGGTTGCGCTCCACTTTTCTTTAGCCATTAGAACGAATACTCCTGTTCAGTAGTTCCCGAGTTGATGTTAGTCGCATTCCTTGAGATGTTAACTTGAGCAAAGGACATTGATGCGCCTATGTCCTCAGCAATAATCTCAATAACAGATCGCTTTTCTTTGTTCTCAGTTTCCCATTCTCGCATCTCTAGGCGGCCAGTCACGACAACTCTCGATCCTTTGGGAATCGAAGTCGCAATGTTTTCAGCAAGTTTTCCATAAGCAACGACATTGAAGAATGAAACCTTTTCTTCTGGTTCATTAGTTCTCTTATTGATCCATCGGCGATTTACTGCCACCGATACTTTCGCCGATGCTTGACCAGAGTTTAAGAAAATCAATTCAGGATCTCTGGTTGTATTGCCAATGATGGTAATGTTACTGCTCATACTGCGCTCCCTTGTTTGTGGATTTGTAGGTCTTGGTAAATGTGATTCATTATTGTTTTGCGAATGAACTCATTGACGGTGAGCCCTTCGCTTCTGGCGGCAATCCAAGTATCACCGACAAGATCATCTGACATTATTAATTCAACTATTTGCATTTTCAACCGCCAATGCCTTAAAGATCAAATCAATCTCGCCTCCATCAACATCGTGGTATCCAGTCACAGTTCTCTCAAGAACGGTTTCCATAAATGCTTTTATGTCAATGGGATTCTCTCCAAACTTTTCTCGAAGAACTTTCCTCAATGTTTGTTGCGGTATTGAGAGACTTTCACCCTGAACTCTTGAAACCGTTTGCTTCAATGATTCATCATGCCTCACTACCTTTTCCATCTCTTGTCGAGAGGGTCGTTGACGTTTGCCGCCTCGCATAACACTCATACCGAGATTTGCACATGCTCTGCCAATAGCACTCGTCTCTGCATTCTCCAATGGGCTCGTCACATTTGCGCCCTGATTTGAGAATGATTCTTCTGCAAGCCCAGTCGCAAGTAATAATTCGCCATTGTACAGAGATGCTCGCACAATGAATTGAACCTGCTTGCCAGTTTCATCATTGGAGTATTTGAGCAGATCCGTAATGATCCTCCCCTCAGAATACTCCTCATAGAAATCGGCAATTCGTTCAGCCACATCAATGTAATCATCAAGATTGAATCTTGCCATCTTCACTTCCTCCTTATTTGATTCCCAACTGGCGACACCAGTCGGTAACTGCTGATCTGCCTACGGACGTTCCGCATTCAGATAATTCTCTTGAGATCCCTCGAAATGATTTCCCAGCCTTTCGATTTTCTCTCAAATACTTTTTAAGATCTCCTTTGAGTTCATAATTCTTCAACTCATAGAGATGTGATTTCATTTGGATACTGCCTCCTTGTCTTTGATTTTGATTTTCATGCTAAGCCTTCTGAATGCTCTCGCTTCTTCAAGATCGCCATCCATCTCAAATCGCCTTGCAACGATCCTGAGCGCATAGTTAATGTCTGCAACTTCTTCTGCCGTTAAGTCAATTCGCATGAGTGATCTCGCTTCTGCCTCGACAAAAATCAATAGCAAACTCTTTGAAATCTGTTATGGCGGCCTCAAGCGTTTCGTAATCCCAATCCCATGCGCAGGTCGATTCAGTCGATCCGACTCGCTGACCTTTTACCCACATTCGAAATTGATCATTCAAAACATTCTTGAAAACACCAGCAACTAAAACTTCGCCGGGCTCGACTTCGCAACAAGTCCAATAAGACTTCGCTCGATCATCGCCAAGATTCCAATCAATAAACTTGATGTCATTCATCTACTGCCTCCTTTGTCTCGCTGTTTGCGATTCTTTGTTTGACGAGAGATGTCAAGAAATCCATTGAGTCTGCATTCCTAATCTCGCCGCCTGTTAATACCCATACTTTGAGCCCATCATCTTTGATTGAAGAATGAGAATGATTGCCATGATTTTCGCATACATACTCAACACAGCCATCAGAATGCTTCTGATTAATGCAATCGTATTGATCGTATGGCTCGCAACATGGAATGTCACCTTCCCATTCTAATTTTGTTTCAATCATCAAATGCTCCTCTCGCCCATGCATAGACAAGCCATGCTCCTGTCATTACTCCTAACAAATAGTTGATTGCGTTATGCATCAATTCACCCACCTTCCGCATTCACAGCAACTCCTTCTCATAGATGCTCGAGTATTTGAAATCATGTAAATGTATTCAGTTGATTCTTCATCCATCACTATCTCTGCTTCAATGCCAAACTCTCTAATGAAGCAAATGGCGCAGTAGCATCTTTGAGGAAATAACTCATGATTCGGATCATAAGAAATGACGAATCCGCTAACAACTTTTAGGCGGCCATCTTCAAGGTATTTGCTCATGCTTCTTCCTCCAATTCAATGAAGCCTTTCTTCAGCAACTTTTCAATCTGATCATGCATGTATCCGAGGCAGACTTCGAATGATCCGTAGTCTTCATCGCCATAGGAACTATCTGGAGCGATGTAGCAAGGCTCCTCTGGGCTCCAATGCATCGCATACTCCTTCGGAAAAGCAGAGTGATCAAATCGCTTTTTAAAAAGAACCCATGCATTCAATTCATTGTCTCGATCAATTCGAAATGCAATCTGGTGCTGTTTCTTATTTTCTAATGTCGCAAATGTTTTCATTAGAATCGGGCTCCTTTGTTCTCAAATTGCCAAACATAGAATGAATCAAATCCACATTCTTTGATTTCACCGCTTTGAAACAATGCATTCATTTTCTTTGCATCTGCAATGCCAACATGATTTCGCAATAAGTGTCGAGCATTGCGAGAACGATCTCTCACTTGCTCAAGTCGCTTGATTGCCTCATCAATGATTTCTTCATTGTGAATCAGATTTTCCATTACATAATCAATGACTTCTCGATCAGATGTCTGATCTGTCACATCTTGATCCTTTAAGAAAAGACGATACTGATGAGCAAGGCGACCAATAGAGGTCTTGCTCATCATGTGACCATCTGCTTCTTGCAGATCCTTAATCGCTTTGCTTAACTGATCGGCGGCATCTTGAATCGTCAATGCAACAGCATCCGAAAAGTATGCGCTCTCTTTGATTGTCTTGGCGGTCATTACATCGCCTCCGATACGTTGATGAATTGCTTGACACAAGTTGAACCAATTTTGAATCCGCCCTGAGAATTAGTTTCATCAGTCGTTCCAAACTCGTAGCCATCGATGCCGATTTCTACAACCCATCCTTGCTTGCCAATCTTCTTTGCACAGACGATGCAATTTTCAAACCCATCGCCTTTACCATCTTCAAATAAATTGAATTGCTTTTTCATCTCTCACTGCTCCTTGCAGAGTTACTGCGCTTCGCTCTACCTGATTAATCATAATGGCTGATGAACAGCCAATGCAAGCATTTGTCAAACACCAACGGATTAGTGGGTTTTCAAACAAGAAAGGAGCGAGCCCCATCGTCTGATTGAGAAGACGATGGGGCTCTGGGAGGTAGGGAAGATGAACCCCACGATGCTTACTTTAGTCGTTGCGATCCTGATTGCAAATGGCTAAATACAGTTGCGCCGGCGTGACGCAATAGATGTCGCCCCAGTCATGAAACCATCCTCCATAGCGCAATGATTCAGCAACGAGAGTCGAACAGATCCATGTGTTATCTCTCCTGACAGCAGGGAAGAAATTGGGAGTCAAGATGTCTGCAATCAAAGAAATAATTGACAGAAATGAATACTTCATGCCAACTTGTTTGGTCGCAAACTCGAGGACTTTTTTGGCATCTGTCCCATCAGGTAAAGAGATGAGCAAATACTCGCCTATTGAACTGAGAGGTTTGTCATTAGAGATCCCTTTGGGCTCTGCTTGAATGACGTAAGCGACACCGCCTTCAATTCGGCTGACAAAGCAAACATGATTCCATTTAGAGCCATGTTTCCATCTCAACCATTCCCCCAGACGGATCATCCTGCCCATGATGCCATTTGATCGAGCGAAGGCGATGTCACCAACGACTGGATCCATACTACTTCGAATTGGCGGCAATGGCAAAGGTCTCGCCTTCTTAATTAATGGAAAAGAATAGTCAGAAGAAAAAATAGTCATGCTTAAACGATAAGCAGGTCTGACCATCCTCGCAAGCCGACTCCTGCTCCAATTAGCAATGTCACCATTCCTGCTGGTGAACTTGATCCTGATGTTGATGTGAACCATTTGCTTCCCCCATCCATTGCAGGAACTTGAATGACTGTTCGCCCAGTTGATTCAGAAATGACGAAATGATGCAGATGACCAGCAAAGAGAATCTCAGCATCAGCAACTTGCGTTCTTCCAAGAGCCTGCCCCTTCCACCATGATTCCATTTTTGCTTGAGCGTTGGTTCCTGATCTGAATTGATGACCATGAGCAAATGCGACTGGGATCCCTTTTATGTCAAGAGTCATTGTTAAGTCATCAGAATTAATTGCATTAGTCGGAATGCTGACATTTTTGTATCGCTTAGGGTTGGCGGCAATGATTTCTGCAACTGTTTCAAATGCAGAGAAATCTCGATTGTCTAACCAATCAGTAAATGCTTTTCCATTTTTGCGATTCTCGCCATGATTGCCCGGAACCCCCATTGCAACAATCTTTGCTCCTGCATCAACAAATCCATCAATGGCATGAAGAATCAATCTTCGAGCAATCTTGTCTTGTTCTCGATCCGTTAAATCAGTTTGAAATGTTTGCATTGCATAGAAGCCGTCACAAGATTCAATGAGATCTCCTAGACCGATTGCGTACACTTCATTAGATACTGAACCGTACATTTGAAGTTGCTTGAAGCGATCAATGCTTCTATCAATAGAAGTCAGGATCCGATTGATAGTTGCTTCGGATCCACCATTTTCAGATTTTCCGATCTGCCAATCGCTCATTAAGATCACGAATGCTGAGGATCCTGATTTTTGCTTGATCGCAGACGGCTTGCGCTTCTTGATCTGATCGCAAAGAAGATCAATGTCGGCTCGATCAATAATCTGATCTCTCGGTTTGATCGTTGCTCGGTAGTATTTCATGCGGATCGTTTCACCATCTCTGGTGGTATCCCATGCTCGAATCTGCAAGGATCCATCAACGACCATTGTTCGAGAGGGATCAAGACCCCAATCTGCAATCAACTGTTCCCAAATTGAATCATCGGGTTCATTTTCAAGACAAGCGGTTATTGTCCCATCTTTGCCATTCCATTGAAGGCTTGGCTCCCATCCTGTCGGATGCTGATCCTTGTGTCGTTTTTTTCGCTCGAACTCTGAGAGATCAGGCATTACAGATGCAACGCTTCCATCGGTGATTGCGAAGCGAATCTTCGCTAGTCGGTTTTGAGATCTTCTGATTTAACCATTGAACGATTGCTCGATTTGCAATGTCATCAGTCTTAAATGCCGCCTCAATTTTTTCGACATCTTCTTCACTAAGAGTTTGAATGTATCTGCCAATGATGCAGATCTTCTTTTCATTTGTATAGAACTCAGACAAATCAACTGCCATGTGTGCCTCGCTTTAACTACCTCCGTCCACAGGATACTAACAGGTGACTGATGGAGAGACAACTATGCGCACAT